ACATGTTATCTAACAGGTTACGCATGATTGTAGATTTAATGAGTTGGATATCTTTGACAGTATCTGCAATAGACATGCCATAAAACTTATGTGGAATAGGTAATGGACAAATAGCAGAAAAAGGAATCATGTCGATTTCTTCATTGTCTAAGATATAATGTCCGCCTTTTGTAATCTTTCTAAGTTCTGCAACTCCATCATTATCGTAGTCAATACGCATATAACACTCATCAATCCAAACCTTTTTATTTGGACCGCTACCCTCAGATGGTGGTACAGAGTCATCGTCATAGCTAAATCTAGCTAGTCTTTCCTCATTTAACTCTGCTTCTGATTGGTCATAACTTGGGATTTCGTTAACAATGGCAGGATCATAACCTTCAGCAATCAAATCACTTACCGATTTTTTAACCCTATGACAGACGAAATCTGCATCTTCAAGAGACGCTGCTCTACGTGAAACTAAAAATTCTTCTGGGGGAACTGACATGACCCTGACTTGCCCATAATTTTTATAACATTTAGCTACAACATCATGTGTCACTATCTCTGGGCTTACTAATGTTCCCATTTCATCTGTTTGTGCTTTTTGTATCAGTGTCTCTGTATGTTCGACTACTTCTAAGTCATCATTTGCTAGGATTGATTGGTACTCAATCTCAGTTAGGTTTGTGTACGTTTCTGTACTAACTTCCTCTTTTTCTTCCCAGAAATGCTTAATTACACCTGTTTTAGATATCAATGCGTCCTTAAATGCGTCATAAAGGACCTTAAACCCGTTATTTTGGCGATTAAATACATAGTTGACATAGTTAGTCGCCTGTTCAGCCATTTCAACGTCTTCTGGACCTTGTGGCTCAAATTCTGCAATGTTGTTGTGAGTAGTAAAAATACGCATCAAAGATGGCATAATGTATTCAACTGTATCTCTGACATCAGTTGTAACGATTTCAGATCGTCCATCTATCTCATTTCCGAAAGGCTCACCTAGGTAATACTTCATAGCATCTTCTCTTTGATTAGAGAGTTCAGTATTTGCGTAACCTGTAGCTCCTTGTATCTCAGAGTTAAGTTGTGAGACTAGTTCGTCTTCAGTTAATTTTCTTGGTTTTTCTGCCATTTTTTACCTTTAGTGATTCAAGTTGCCCTTCCGCTTTACCTTGCAATTTGATAACTTGTTCGTTTAATTTTTCTAGCTTTTCCTCTAATTCTTGGAGTTTATAAGCCATTTGAGTAGGAGATGCTATTAAGTTAGCCATTATTTCTTTTTCCCATATCTTCTTTTAAATCTTTGTGCTACTGAATTTCTTTCACCTAAAAGTTCCATTTTTTGACCTTTCGATAAAAGATGTTTAGGTTGATCGTAAAACTTAATGGTAACTGGAATTTTTTTTATACCTAGCAGTTTTGCTGCTGCTGCTCTATGTCTGCCCTCATGTCCACCTATTTTTAATCCTTCTTTTGTAGGCATTACCATAAACTGAGGTGCAGTTCTTACCCCAGAATATTCTATTTGCTTCTTACCTGCCTTACCTTTTGCTGCACCAGACATAACTCTAGCCATTTCTTTTATTTTCTTTTGTTTTTGAGGTGTTTTTAAATTAACTCTACCTGCTAATTTTAAATATTGGTCAGGACTCATCATTACAGGTAACGTTTCATAACCTGGTTTTCTTGGGTCTCCACCTTCATAATGTTCTCGATTAAATGGATTTCTTAGGTTTTGTTTTCTTGGGATGTCTTTTGCTATCCTAGAACTACCTCCCCTTTGAAGTGTGTTAGTTATTCCACTACTAATAGCTTTACCATATCCTTTTGCTAGTTGTTGTCCTATTCTTGTTCCAATTAAATGAGCAGGTACCATTGTTAAACCTATGTTTGTCAAAATATCTTTTGCTTGTTTATTGGCTTTTTGTAATTCTTTTTTTGTTGGAGCATTGCTTCTGCTTTTTGCTCTACCTGATGCAGCAGAACTTTTATCCATAACATCTTGTAACCATTTAGGTGTTGCTGTCATGATGTCTCCTAAACTATTGCGACATCTGGTCCTAGTCTACCTTTACTATTCCACCTAGATGTCTCTGTTGTACTGTGTCTTAAACTCATAACTGCATAACGTGTAGCAGACATGATGTCATCTTTAATCTTAACTATCTTACCATCTTTACGATGATATAACCTATACTCCTCAAACCAGTCATAACAGGTGTTAAATACCTTAAATTTACCCTGTTCCATGCGAGATAACATATCCATGATCCCTGCTTCAACTGAATTACCACCTTTCTTTTCTCCCAAAGCTGGTGGGTTCTCAAAGTGAAATGGCAACATATTGACATTAGCTGTACGATATTGTTCAGCTAGGGTAATACCACTTCCTTTATCGTGTTGATATCCATCATGAGGGAAAGCTATCGGTATGTAATGACTACCTTCTCTGTTGTTGATATGAGATGCGTGATAATCAGGTGTTTGTTTTGACATCTTGTAGGTGTCATAGATATACACGATATCTTCATCTCTATCCCATGCTACCCATACAACTGCTGTTGGATGGTCATAGCCAAAATCGAGACCTGCGATACGAGGGTAATGAGAGGGTATAGTAAATGGTTCACAGGTCAGGTTATCCTCTAATATTGGAAATACCAAACCACTACCTATCATTGGTATTCCTTTAGACCTCATATCTCTCTCATGAGGTGGTAATGCTTGTAAAATCTGTTCTTTCATGTCGTCAGTTAGATGGTCTGCATCTTCCCATCCTGCAGTAATTAATGCCTGTTTTGACTTCAATTCTGACGTAAAATTCTGTACTACCTCAGTCATTCCTGATTCTGGGGTAAATGTCATATAGACTTGTCCTTGCTTGTCTAGGGTACGAGTAATACATTGTGAATAGATGTCTTGTGGTGGTTCTTCATCTAGCCATACTAGATCGATACTCTCCCCCATAAATTTTTCAGCACCCATTTCATAGGCTTTAAAGGCAACACGAGACCACCCACCGCTTTTATGTTTAACAAGGACGGATGAATGTGCATTAGGCACTCCAGGTTTCCTTGTAGTTTCTCCAATGAGATGTTTAGGAATTGATCCTTTTCCTTTATCTCTCGGGTTGTCCGGTTGCCCAAATAATTCTCTTTGACAAATATCACGTGTGGTTTCATTACTAGCGCCACATACCCAGGCTCTTATTGGCTCTTTAAACCTTTTTCCTTTCCACCAACTAGGGTATTGTCCTGTTAGGTGTATAGACATCTCCATAGCCCCTACATAGGACTTTCCCACCCTGTTTGCCGCCATCAATAGCCTTTGATTAGCTTCTGATCCACTATTATGAAATCGTGTCTGAAAAGCATAAGGCTTGTAATAAGTGAGCTTGTTAGTTTCTCTGCGGGTATTTAGAGTGGATATTATTTCTTCTATTCTTGTATTTTCAATAGACATAGTTATCCACCCCTTATTCTAATGATTTTTTTTTACATTACAACTACATATTGTGTTTTAGATCAATATAAATACTATATCTTGTGTTTTAGTTGGGGCAAGTAGCTTTACCCCAACCACTATGATAAACACTACGATTGTAGTTTTTCTTCCATCCAGTTGTCAATAACATCTTTACTCCACACCGAAATACGATTCATCTTCTTAGGTTTAGGGAATTTACCCTGCCTAATCCAGGTATAGATCGTTGATGGTTTTGCACTAGTAACATTGTATAAGTCTTTCATTCTATAGACTTTTGATATTGATAAGTCTCTTGTCTTGTCTTGCATAGTATTGTCTCCTATTGTTTTTAGTCATTGTATCACTAATGTTTTTTAGACCAAAGGTTTTATTTTTCGCCCTACACAATATGTAGTGGTAGTCATTCATGTAATTAAGGTAAACATATATTCCCCAAGAGAATATGGAGTGGACTACAATAATAATTATAAAATAAAAAAGGGGGTCGTACCCCTCTGGTAAATTATTATACAGGATCTGAACTGAATTAGTTAAGTACCGGGAATACATTCACTCTCACCTTATTGTAAATGATTAGTTCCTTAATTACTATAAATATATTTACTTTATTTACAATATTATTCTTGTAGTAAATATATTCTTGTGGTAAAATAAATTACGGGTAGTAATAAATTTTGAATTGCTGATTTGAGAATTTATGTGACCTGGAAATTGTGGGCTGGGAAAGTGTGCAGTAATAATAGTCTTTTCCTTATTCTTTATTATCTAATTACTAACTAACCCTATTCGTACAAATACTCTACTGTATATTCCTCTATATGTGATTCTTCTCTATAGGGCTGAATATAAAGGCTTTGGGCGATTTCAATGCGCTTATTCCAGGTGTCTGATCTTTATTGTCAATGTACAAATAAAAGGCTGATTATGGCTATATATATTGTCTATGTTCTATTGCATATTTAGGCATAAAAAGTTGGGCGATTTGCTACGTTCTTGTTGCAAAGGAATATCAATCTGTTATACTTTATTACAAGAAAGGAGATAATCTCTGATCTTAATAACTAGGAGAAATTATGACAACATTAAAACTTACAGAAAAACAAGAGAAACTATTAGTTGATAGTTTATGGAATGAAATATATTCCTTTGGTTATGGTGAAGATTATTTAGATGATGATGCAGATAGTAGAGCAAGAATAAGAAACTTGCAAAAAATACTAAAAAAACTAGGTCATTTTTCAGGTGATATTGAATATTAATAAATTAACTAAACTAGGAGAAACAAATGAAATTGACTGAAAGACAAATGATAGAAATAATTGACAAGAGATTAGTTGATAAATGTTCTATGGAAGAAAAGCTAGAAATTTTGGCTTTTGCATCTAGTGAAGATTTCCTCAGAGGTAAAGCAAGAGAAAGAGTTGATTCTGTTAGAGCAAAAGAAATACATAGGAGAAATAAATGAGTGTATATGATAAGAAAGTGAAAGTTGAACTAACTGTTGGCGAGATATTCGAGATAGTTGGTCATTTGAAAGATGAAATCAAAGCAAATGGTGGCACAAATAACACAGATAAAGATGTTGTTAGTGCATTTATGAAATTAGGCAAATTTACAAAAGTGTAGGAGAAATAAATGAATATTAATGACCAAATAAAAGAAGATAAAAATAATAAAGCTAAATACGACAAACTCTTTGGCGAGATATGTAACAAGAAAAATTGGAAAGAAGATATTAATGCAATTATAGATGAAGATAAATTCTATGATTATGACGATGCAGTTGGTTATTTCACAGGTGGTGGTTTAGACATAATCGAGTCCTATCGTGATAAAGGAAGTAAACTGCCTAAAGGTAAATGCAGAGTCTATGGATATGGATATTATGTTCATTGTGGGACTTAATTAGATTCCCCTAGTAAGTAGCTCATACAATCGTGTGGGCTACTTCCATGTATAAATGATGCCACTTCCTAGAATCAATAGACCCAACGCATTTATAAAGATAATCGAATAATCATTCCATTTATAACCTACAATTAGCCAACCAAACACTCCTATAAACTGTATATACAAGTTTAATGGATATATGTTCATAGCAGTTAGGCACAATCCACTCGATAATATGATTGAACTAGTCCACTTAAGAATGTTCATCTTCTGCCTGTAATATGGCGAGTCCTATCTGATAAGCAATCTGTGGGTTTCATGTATTTAAATCCATATTGACAATAAGTTACAGTGGCATATGGATATGGAATTATGTTCATTTTCCTTAACATTGCTCTCGGATTTTCTATATAAAAATATTTAGGATTTAGTTCTTTTATGATCTGAACTGTCTTTTTGACAATTTCTAGCGCATGATAGGTTTCTTTATTCTTTGGAGTAAATGGTCCGTTTTTCGTGCCATGCCAATTGCGACCTAATGCAGCTACACTAAACTTTTGACATGGTGGACTTGCCCAGACAATATCAGGTTTATAGCCATCTAACATAGATATATCGAAGTCCATAATATCTATAGTAAAGTCAGCATCGAACTGAGTCTCATTATCTAATGTCTTTGTTTCATATCCCCGTTGATGAGCAACCTTGCTAAAACTTTTAGTTCCACAGAATAATTCTAAAGTTTTCATAGTTTTTGCAGAAATTTATGCGATATATTCATGTATTCTGCATACCAATCATTGTATTCAGAACCTTGTATTATCTCTTTCGCATGAGGATGGGCATATTCTTCGAAAAACTTTATCTTATTTTCATTTGTGGGTATTTCTCTTGTGGCATTTCTGACATCTCTACTATATTCCCAGGAATCATAATCGCATAATCTATTGTATAAAATACCTCCTAAGTACTTAATGCAGCTAGTTACAGTTGGTTTATCAGTCTCTTTTTTGATGTCTAGTTTTCTGAAAATCTCATTATAAAATAACCCGAAATTAAATTGATTAGTCCTTTCTCTCAAATCTTTGTCCTGTTCAATGATTTCAGGAATCAACATATGTTCATTTTCGAAAATAGAATCAATTAGTTTTTCAACACCATGTTTTTTTTGATATATGTAAAGTTTATTCATTTGTTCTGGTTTGAGTGAGTATTTGCTGACATAAATTGAATTTCTATTGAAATGATTATTTATTAAATCGTTAACTATTTTAACTATTTTCTTGTGATGCTGCTCATCAGCATTGTTTAGCTTTTCTTTGTATTTTATGTAAGCCTGTCTTTGTAACATTTTTTTATGCATTTCATCAACTCGTGATTCTTCTAGCTTAATGGATTGTTTTTCACCTAAAATCCTTGCGCCTTTACCACGATTACATTTATAACAAAGAGTTACTAAGTTATCTATGTCGTTTGTACCACCTTTAGATACTGGCTTAATGTGATCTACTTCAAGTAAAACATCATCAGATTGTTTTGCGCCACAGGTTTGACAGGTGAAATTGTCTCTTTCAAGTATATCGAACCTTTTTTTAGCGCTTATTGGCTTTCTTTTATTCATCACCGATTTTGGCTAATGCATTTATTTCTATGTTCTTAACCATTTCTAACATCTCCATGTATGGTTTTTTCAGTTCTAAATATTCATCCTTGGTAAATCCGAGAAACTCTGGGCGATTGTCATCGTCATATATAAATTGTCCTGACCCGGCACAGTGCTGACATTTTATGATACTGTCTTTAGATTTAACAACTCCACGACCCTGACAAAACGGGCAGACAGTCATAATGACTTCTCTTAACGCTAAATTAATAAGGTGACGCATTAAAAATCTGTCCTCTAATAGTTCTTTTGGTTTCATGTATTTGAGAAATATCAAGCAACTATCCTCATAAATGTCATCGAAAAGCATAGATCGTGCATAATCATTGTCTGTATATTTTGCAATGAGCATGTCGTATTCTCTGTTATCCAAGTTTTTTGTCCCCAAGAAGTGTGCGATATCAGACGATGTTATAGCATCATTGTTACGGCTTGGCAATTCTAGGTTCATTGCCTTTGCAGTTAGTATAGATAAGATGTCAGCTTTCATTTTTGTTCTCCTTAATATAATCAAAGACAGAAACTTCTTCGCCATCGATATTCATTACACCAAACTTTCTTTTATCTAATTCTTCTCTTATCTTTTCGTCTTGTTTTCTTAATTCTACTGAATTATCTTGAACTTTTATCTCTTTTTCTCCATTTTTTTCTCTCATATACCTCTCTACTATGTAAAGTTGCATGTGATAATGTACTCCCCAAGGAAAATTAGAGTCACTGTGGTCCTCATTTACACCGCTATCGATGTTATTAAGTATTCCTAATTCTTCATGAGTAAAGAGACCCGACTTGTAGACCTCCATCTTGGCATCTCGTTTTAACTTAGTAGGTTCTTTTTCTTTATCTTGTTCGCCATACACGATACATCTCCGGGTTTAACTTTCTATAAGATATTTCTTTATTAGTTTTTTTTGCATGTACTCGTAATGATATTATTTTTTTTATGTCATCAACAACGAATGACTGTTCTACATCCATTTTGTCGAAAGCTTCATACATTTCTCTGTGTTTTGTTGCTCCAGACACTTTAGGTATCGGTATATTGCTTTCTATTTCAATCACTTATAATCAACCTCTCTGTTTCTATTAATGTTTGCATTGTTCTGATATATGCTTCGTTCCACATTTGCCTACGTTCTTCCTTGCTGAGTGATTTCCCGTTATCGAGTTCGTAATGACATTTATAACAAAGTGCCGCTACCAATGAGTCTGGACATTTCAACCCAGTACCTTTTCCATGTTTAGACTGGTTACTGTGCGCTGCACAAACCGTACCATCACTGATACCGCAGTTCATACAGCGCATTTGTCGTAGGAGGGACAAAAGTTTTTTATTTCTATAAGCCAAGCACTATGTCCCAAAATAATGCTATGACCGATATGATGATAATACATTTCGCAGTATCTGGAATCATATCAATTAGATCGTTTATCTTTTCTATCATTTTCTTTCTCCTTTTTGTTTTTTCTAAATATTTCGTCATAGTTCCTATTGAACTTTTCAGGATCGACAGGTCTATATCTGTCTCCTTTGCCGAAATTAATTGATAGACTCATCCGTTCTACCTCTTGATTTAGTCTGCATTTCATCCATCAACTCGCTTAGATTGTTAGATATATTAAGTTCTAAAGAATTTAACACTTCCTCGAAACCCTTACATGCGCTATCAAAACCAGTAAAATACATTTCTCCTAGTTTTTCACCGACATCTGTTGATGATTCTACGGGCAATTTATATATTTTTTTAACATCTTTTATTTGTTCTTTTAATATAGATATTAATTTTAGTTGTCCATGATATTGTTCAATCATTTTTTGTTACCTCTTTTTAATCTTTTAATTTCAGATTTTGGCAAGAAATATTCTTTATATCTTTTGCCGTTCTCTGCCTCGACCCAATGGTCTTTTATATCTATCCCTCTTTCTTTGAGTTCAGATAATCTTTTAGCACCATACATGCTGTATACAGGTTTAGTTGCTAATTGATTTACAGTTACTCTCTGACCGCTTGATAAGATATCAAGTATCATTTTATGTTGACTTTCTTTCTGCATTTACTTTCTCCTACTGTGTTTTCTCATAAGAATCATATTCTATTTTGTAAGCATAGCTTTTGATTCTCAATACTCTTTCTGTGAGGTCAAGCTCATCCTTGATACCTCGGCTCTCATCCATAATTCTGTCACACTCAATCATAAGTTCTGATAGTTTTACTGCTTCAGGGTCTGTCTTTGCGGTAAGATCCTTAGTTTTTTGTGTACCAGGTGTTGATAAAAACACTTCTTTGTAGATTTCATTGTATTTCAGTTGTAATAATGACTTCTCTACTTGTGCTTTTGTGTAATTTCTTGTTGCTTCCCTATATGGGTGTCTAAAATCTTCCTCGATATCTATTTGACTGAACCTCATTTCTTCCATTGTAATGCCCTCGCAGTGCTTGTAATAATTTCAGGCAACCTTTTCTTCGTATCTTTGAATTTTCGAGCTTTGTACAACTCATCGAATTCTTCGATTATGTTAGGTAAATCCTTTTCTAGTGACCTTCTCAATCTGTCATGCCCCATCATTTTCAAAACTTTCACCGCATCTAAGTCTGTTATTGTCTTTCTGTCAAAGAAATTTTGTACAAACTTTTTAGCTAGTGATGACTCTACAGGCATGTGCATGAGCAATTGTTTCGGCACGGTTGGTTTCCACTGATCTACTTTTGTGTGTTCAATAAATGCGACCACTACATCTTTGTAATTCATATCTTTCATTGCTGCATAAAAAATACTTTTCTGAGTGTCGTTCATCTTTGGCTGACTAGAATAAGTTTCATCTATCCTGGTCATAAGCGTTTCAAACTCTTGTTGTGTCATAGCCCTCTCCTATCTACACTATTATATATATTATTATATTTATATTTATATATTTATATATATGTATATATATTTATATATATTAATACTAATATAATAATTATTATTAATATAATAACTATATTAATATCAATTATACTAGTTGAAAAAAAACTTATGTCAAGTATTCCTTTGTTAACAATCTTGTGATAGGCTCTCTTGTAATAAACTTTTATGGGAAAGTAAATGAAAAAAAATATATATCAGAAGTTGGCAGATGCTTCTAAATCTGCTGAAATTGTAACAAAAACGAAAGCAGAAGGAGTTAAATGGAATCCTTTATCTCACGATTCAGTGAGTAAAGTTGCAATGGATGCTCTTAACCAAGAGGGCTTATATCCTGTTTGTACATTTGATGAACCTGTTATAACACAAGGGAAAGGGATGGATTATGCAACCATGGTTTGTCATATGAAATTAATAAACATAGAAAATCCAGAGGAAATGATAGAGGTTTGTTCGTCATCACATTTTTCTCTCAATGACCATGCGACAGGAAAAGGTATGAGTTATGCTCGTAAATATGCTTTCTTAAATATCTTGAACTTAGAAACTTCTGAGGATTTAGACGAGGGTAAAGAGGTAAAGCCACATCAAATCAAGAAACATATTAAAGATAATCATGTAAAAGATGTCGACAATGCCAAGACCCCTGAAGAAAAGAAAAAGATATTAGAGAAAAAATTACAGTCGGGTGAGATTAATGAAAGCACAGATCCTTTCGATTTAGGCAGTGCTATTGATGGATAATAAATACAGACTGAGAGGGTCAATGGCTCAAAATTATGTGTACGGAAAGTATAAGGCTAGAAATACACAGTTAAAACTAGATAGAGATAGAATCGTTGAGCCAATTACATTTGGGCAAGATAGGGTTGATTTTGGGAAAGTTAATGAGAAAAATGCTTTGGCAAAGTTTATTCTTGTAATGAAAAAAGTACCTGACTTTATCCTTGAAAACCAAGATGTTGACAGATTTGTTTATGAAAACTATTACTCATGCAGTGGTGGGTCTGTAGATATTAGTGCAACACCTGATGGCGTTATTGATAAAGATGGACTCCTAGAAATTAAATGTCCTGACATTGGTAGGTCATGTTTTGATAAAGGTTTTCCTGAACAATATCTCTGCCAAATTGTTATGCAACAAATGGTAGTGAACAAACAAGATAACGATTATGACATCAAGTACACATACTTTTTCGGATGGTCTCCGACAGAATACAAGTTGTGGTTATATGAACGTGATCTTGAGTTTGAAGAATATGTTGATGCTGCTTTACTAGAGTATGCAAAAGCATTAGTGAGTGGTGGCAAAGTGCAATCTAAACCTAAAGACTATAAAAAGGTTTTTGCCGATGTCATAAGTAAAATTAAATTAATAAATCATGGAGAATAAAGATGGCTAAAATAATGAACGTCAAACTTTTTAATGAAAGCACACATTCTAAATTATGGAATGGTGTTAAGAAGATATTTGCAATGCACTTCGAGGAGCATGGCAAGTTGCCGAAACCAATAACACAAAACTCTAAGTTCAAGGTAGAGAAAAGAATTGTAATAGAGCCTGGTATCTATAAAGCGGTTCTTTGGTCCAATCCAGGACAGGGTGATGATGAAGAAGATTTGGGAGATTGCAACTTAGTAATCGAAACAAGAGATGATGAACCATTTGGAGGGTAGTTATGCCGAAAAAGGAAATCTATCAGAAAGATCCCGAAAAGTGGAAGAAGAAAAATAAGGAAAGCTATAATCCTGAATATCACGCAGAGTATCGAAAGAAAAATCGTGAGAGAATCAATGCTCAAAGACGGGAAAGATATAAAAATAATCCTGACTATGACAAAGATTATAGCAAAAAGAGATATCAAAAGTTGGTTGAGGGCAATTCTGAGCAAAATCAGGAGAATCCTGAAAACCAAGACTCTTAACATAAAAAAACACCCTCTAATTTAGCTTATTTGCCATTTTAGAGGGTGCAGTTATATGAAACTATCAGTTAATTAATAACTCTGTTCTCGTCCATTGTAGACCCATTATCGTGGGTGTCGCCTAAATCTTCTTGAGTTTCTTCTTTTATACCCAATAATTTGTTGTTTAGACCTGGAATCTTAGTTGCGAGGACTTGTAACTCTTGAATTAGTTCTTCATCAGACTTATTTTGTCCTTTTTCAACATTCAGATTTATACTTTGTGAACTGTAACCGCCTAACTCCATTACGAGTTTTGCTGAATTGAATTTTACAGAATCTTGTTCCGAGTTGATCATCAAATCATTTAGAACCGATATTGCGCTAACGGATGCTGATGTTATTCTGTCTTCATTTCTTTTTCTAATTTCTTCAGAATATTTGTTTTTGAGATATGCTCCCATTGTCCTAGGACTTTTATATCCCATATCTTTAGCAGTGGCAGTTGCATTTCCTGCTGTCGCTCCTTCTACAAAAGCGTCTATAAATTTTTTTTCGTCTTCTTTACTTATTTTTTTGGGCATCTGCGTTCTCCAGTAACCATATCTTTAATTTATTAATTGTCTCTTTAGGTAATGGTAAATCTTTTCTGTACTTAATCCAAGACTTATCCAATACGAGACTCCCATCTATATCTACTTGTGTATCACTTCCTGAGATGTGACTAACAATTGTTATAGTTTTGTCGTTTTCATCTACGACTAATCCGATTGATATACAGTCAGCTAATGTGCTTTCTAATTCTTTTATATTTGTCCACCCTGATGTTGGGGTGATTGCGTCTTCCCAATTAATGACTACTAATTTTGGTTTCATTTTTTGCTTCTTAGATAATTAAGATAATCAGCACCCTCTTGTACTTCCCAGAATATCTTGATGAAGTCTGGATGGTCTTCTGTGAGTTCAGTATTAAATACAGCAACAGCACAAGCTGACATCATCTTACATGGAAGATTCAGTTGTCTTGCAAAGTTATCGTATTTCTTATAAGAGCCAACCTGTACACAATGCATAATCTTATCTGAGTTAGCATCTTTGATAGGACTATATCCTGATACATGAGTATGACCTGCTATGAGTAAGTGGTCTCTTGCATTGAACAATGCGTGTTTAACAATACCGTGTGCTGTATTGTACATTGAGTGTCCTCTGAAGTTATGAGAACAATTTACCTTTATTTCGTGTTTAGGTAGTTTGATTTTAAGTCTTGCGTTATGTTCTGAATATACAGACTTTAGTGGTTTGCACATCCATTTAATAGGATCGCCCTCCATAGCCCACATATCATGATTACCTGCAACGATAAATATATAAGGTGTTGCATTGACTAACCATTCTACTAACTGCCATTGTTGTTCGCCATTAGTCGTTTGGTCTGCCCATAATCCTGCTAACTTACCACGTCTAGCCCAGTTATTAGACAAGTCACCAACAGAACAGGCATACATACCATCTGTCTTATTAACAATATCTATATGGTTTCTAAGTGATATCCAATCACAACCATCATCATCAACATGAGGGTCGCCTTGTATGTAAAGACCTATAGGTTTTGGGTCTTTTATTTTTATATTTATAAATTTATCTTTTCTTTCTCTGGCATCTTTTCTTTTAAAGACTTCCGTTCTTGCATCAATTAGTTCTTCTGTAGTCCAATCTGTTTCTGTTCTTTCTTCTAGTTCATAGTTTTTCATTACTTCTGGATGACATGTTTTCTTTCCACAAGTTTTACACTTCCATCTTCTTACTTTTCTTTCAGTACCATCATGTCCATTCTTAATTAAATGCTCAGACTTACAATGAGGACAACGTAAAGCATTGCCATCATCATCTCTTTGTATGATACCAACCCTACTAAGATTGCCACCATTATTATGTATGGTCATTTGTTTTTTTCCTGTTTAATTAAATATTCGAGATACCACTTAGCTTTCTCTAAGTCTTGTATAGGTGTGCCTTTGTAAGGGAATCGGGTAACGTATTTTACGATGTTCCCACGAACATAATCCATATCCCATGACCTGATGTATTCAATCGTCTCTATGCCCTTGGTATAATGGGCAGGTCGATTAATAAGGTCTTCTTTCTTCTTCATCTATTTTATCCATGATTTCATCCCAGGTAATAGGTTCGCAATTTAGAAAAACTACGCCCCCATATTTATAATCAAGTCTATTATTTATCCTCGATTTTATACTGATTTCTGCTTGGGGATCAATCGAATGGATTGCTTTGATGATTTGCATTTCCCTTTTTGTAAAAGGTATATTTGCACTCATAGTTACCTCCTATTAGTTTAAGCATATATCCATCTAGTGATGTAATATGACATAACCAATATAAGTATAAACTCTAAGACTGATAGTTCAGGTCTTAGATATTTCGTTCTTACCTTACTTAATAAGAACTTAATTATCTTTATCATCGCATCAAAGGATTACTATTTCTAGCTTTTAAGCCCTCTAATTCTGTTCTAAGTATTGATAATTCTTTTTCTAGTGGAGCAATATTAGGTACTGATCTTGCTTCAACCACTTCTAATCTGTTTAATATTTGCCCAACTTGAACAAACAAACCACCTAATGTAATAACTAGTCCTAGTATT